AAGGTTGGGATGTTTGGGGCAATGAAGTTGAAAGTAATATTACTCTTTAAACAAAAATAGTGTATTTTGGATATAAAATTAAAAAGTTTTAGAGTATGAAATATATGGGGAGTAAACGTAGGATTGCAAAAGAAATACTACCTATAATATTAAAAGAACGAGGGCAAAGAACTTGGGTTGAACCTTTTGTTGGTGGTGGAAATATGATTGACAAGGTACAAGGCAAAAGAATAGGTGCGGACATTAACCACTATTTAATTGATGCTTTAATTGCGATTAGAGATTGTGTGATGGACTTGCCAAAAAACAACAGCCAATTTACTGAAGCTGATTACAAGGCTTTAAGAATTAGCGATGATTATAAATACAAAGGCTATGCTGGATTTGCTTTTTCTTATGGTGGTAAATGGCTTGGTGGATGGAGTAGAACTGATAAGAAAAATATAAAACAACGTGATTATGTTGCCGAAAGTTATAGAAACGCAATAAATCAAAGCCCACTGTTGCAGGGCGTAAGACTTATAAATGAAGGTTATTTAGACTTACAAATACCTGATAATAGTTTAATTTATTGCGACACACCTTATGAGGGAACAACAAAATACAAAGATGACTTTAATCACGTTGTTTTTTGGCAATGGTGCAGGGATATGGCAAGTAAAGGGCACATTATATTTATATCTGAATATAATGCGCCTGATGATTTTGAGTGCGTTTGGCAAAAGGAAATAGTAAGTTCTTTGACACAAGACACGGGTAGTAAAAAAGCAGTTGAAAAACTTTTTAAATATTCTCCTACAAATGTTTAATAGAATTAGTGTTTTAGCACTTGTGAGTATTATATATTCAATATTATAAAGTATTAAAATAAACAAAAATAGTGTATTTTGGATATAAAATTTGACGTAAACGGCAATAAAAGTCAATTAAAAGCTATAAATGCTTGGAATGATGATAGCATATCTGAAATAGTTTATGGCGGTATGAAAGGTCAAGGTAAATCGTGGCTTGGGGCTTCTCTTATCTTCTATGACGCTTTTAGATATCCTAATACAAGGTATTTTATAGCTAGAACAACATTGACCTCTCTTAACTTAAATACAACGCCTACTATTTTTAAGGTTTTTCAAAGCTGGAAGATAGATACTAGTATGTATAAATATAATGGCGAATATAACTACTGGAAACTCTATAATGGTAGTATCGTGCAATATGTAGAGCTTAAAGACTTACCCTCCGACCCTAATTATACAAGATATGGTAGTATGGAAATGACTAGAGGCTGGGTTGAGGAAGGTGGCGAATGTGATGATAAAAGAGGTGTTTCTAATTTAGCTAATAGCTTAGGTAGATGTAATAAATTTTATGATGATAAGGGTGTTTTGCTATACGAGATACCTAAAAAGTTATTGATTACCTGCAATCCGTCTAAAAACTTCCTTTATAGTGATTATTATTTAAAAAATAAAACAGGAGAGCTTGAAAAACATAAATTATTTATACAAACCTCTATAAATGACAACAAGTATCTTGGACAGGAATATACTGATAGCCTTATTGATAATATGCAAGGGGATGAATCGGCTATACAACGTCTTGTCTATGGTAATTGGGAGTTTAATGATAATGAAATGGCTTTGTTTGTCTATGAGAAGGTAATAGGGCTGTTTACAAACTCTTATATTAAGAAAACAGGGCATAAATATATGACTTGTGATATTGCTTATGAGGGTAGCGATTTATTTGTTGTCGGCATTTGGGATGGTTTTGTGCTAGAGAAAGTCATTTCTATTGAAAAGATTAATGAGGTTTTGGTAGCTTCTAAATTACATAAAATAAGGCTTGAATATGGCGTGCCTATCAGTAATGTTATCTATGATGCTGATGGTTTACGTGCTTTTGTTAAAGAAAGTTCTAAAACAGGCTATCTAAGGGGTGCTTATGCTTTTTATAATAACAAAAAGTGCTACGGCAGAGAGAATTATGTGAATTTAAAAGCGCAATGTTACTATAAACTTGCCGAAATGGTAAATAGAGGTGCTATTTATATTGCTGATTTAACTTATAGAAAACAGATAATTAAAGATTTAGAGCAGATACGCAAAAAACCAATACTCGATGACGGTAAATTAGGTCTTGAGAGAAAATCTGATTTAAAGAAACGCTATGGCAGAAGTCCTGACTATGCAGATATGATAGCTTTAAGACTTGTAACAGAGGTAAAACAGGTAACTGAAATTGTGGCTAAATGGTATTAATAACAATATGGCTAAATAATAACAAAATATTTATATATTTGTAAATAAATTATATATACATGCCAAAAGATTTTATAAAAGAGAAAATTAATAGCTCAAATATCTATGATGCTGTAAAACAACAAGAGCAACTGTCTTATTTTACTGAATCTAAAATACAAGGTAATGTTAACGAGGAATATATAAAAGGGTTTATCCAAAGAAATTATAGTTCTAATGACTATTTTCTAAATTGGCTAAAAACTATTCTAAAAACAGACAATTTCTTGTTGATATTCAAATATCTACGCTTCCCTCTCCCCTCTACTGAACTTATCAATGATAATATAAAAAACCAATTAAAACGTGTGTTCTATGCCGAAGATTCTTTGTTTCGATATGAAATAGATGGTAAAGTTGTGGTTACTCCTAAGGATTTAGAGGTTGAGGAATTTAATAATATGGTGTTTAACGCCTTGTTGTTTAATCATAATAATATTATCGTTGAGGATTTAAAAGATGTCAATAAACCTTATAGGTATATGGTAGATATCGACAAAGTTATCTCTATTGATTCTAAAAATAGTGTTATCAGTAGAATTGCCTACTATGCCGATGCTATGATAAATGGCGAAATGATAAGTGGCATATTGTATATAGACGATAAGCAATATATATTTTATAATAAAGATTTTGAGCTTGAAGAGCCTTTGCTTGTTGCTCCTCACGATTTGGGTAGATGCCCTGCTGATTATATTTCTATGGATGCCTTTTCTAGTGATAATGATATTGTTAGAAAAAGTATCTTTTCTTATACCCGTGAGCTTATAGAAAACTATGTGTTCTTAACGGCACTTCAAAGAATGTCAGAGGCTGGCGGTGTTATCCCTACTATCACAATGCTAGATATCCCTATTGTAAAAGATATCGTTAATAATGATAATGATGATTTAGAGCCTATGTCCTTAAAGCAAATCGGCGGACAGCAATCTAGTGAATTTGCTAATATCAATAATGCTGATAATGTATTCCAATCAGGAAACCTTATTAAAGTAACGTTGGTGCGTGATGAACTTGGTAAACCCGATATGGATGTTGTCAAAAACTATTTAAACTTTTTCTATATTCCAATAGAGGCTTTAAAATATCTAAATAGTAGAATTAGCGAGGTCGAGAATAAGATTATCAGTAACATAATAGGTAGCAATAGCGATAATGGCTTGCCAATAGGCTCAAAAAGTTCTGTTGAGATAAACAAAATTACCATAGCCTCTAGGCAAGATAAATTACGTGAGTTTTCTAAACAACTTTCAAGAATTAGAAGACGTAGTGATTATAATCTCTTATCTCTAAAATACGGTAAGCCTAAAGTCAAGGTAGATATTGAATATGGCACTGACTTTTTCTTAGATTCACAAGAAACGATATATAGCCTTATAAACCTATCGCCTAACCCTATTGAACAGAAAAGCTTATTGCTAAAATCTGCTAGAAATAGAAATAGATTTAATGAGGATGCTTTTACAAGGGATTATATTTTATACCAATTGTTGCCTTATTCTATGAATAAAGATTTTGAGGTTGCACTAGAGAATAACTTTGTTGAGAACGATATCTTCCAATACCAAACACGTTTTAACTATTGGATAAGTATGTTCGAGGCTATCTATGGCGATATCCTTGCTTTTTGGAATAAAGCCATAGAATATGATAGCAATAACAATTTAAGCAAAAACGAGAAAGAAAGCAAAACAATAAATGAAATAAATAAATTAATATTAACAATAATTAGAGAAAATTATGAGAAAAGTAGTGCATCTAAGAATCTTCAAGGGAACTGAAATACTTAGAAAAGAGGACAGAACGATTAGAAATGAGAATCAAGTCGTTAAGGTATTGTATGATACCATAGAATGGAGAAATTATATCAGTAGATTGCCTTATGGCGGAAATTGTAAAGTCGATGTTTTAAGGGTGTTGAGTGTGCCTGATTACCAAGAGTTGGATAAAACAGAAATTAATGATGAGGTGCAAAAAGCCTTTTTAAACAAACCTGTATTACAACTAACAGAACAGGAAAAAACTATCGAGGAGTTGAAGTCAAAGATAAATATGCTCATCAAAGATAACGCTAAGGCTAATAAAAAAGAGCCTATTAACGAGGTAGATTATGTTGATGATTATGTTGCGCCTCTTACTTATGATAATGAGGAACAAAAACCTATTAGCAATGTGAAAGAGGGTTATAAAGTGCCTCTTGAGGAATCTATGAAAAAAGCAAAAGTAAAAACTAGAAAAGCAAAACGAGTAACAAAAAAATAATAATAGACTATTATGGAATTACCTAAAGAAATAATCGAAAAGTTAAACTTAGATGAAGTGGCAGTAAAAGAGTTGAATACCACTTTTTCAGATGCAATAGCAGACGTTAAAAAAGAATATGACGGCAAGGCTAACAAAGATGCAGAGGCTATCTTAAATGGCGCTTCTGATAAAATAAAAGAGGTTTTTGGCATTGAAAGACAACAAGGCGAAAAAATCGCCCCTTACATATTAAGGGTAAATGAATCTAAGCTAGAATCGTTAAAAAGTGATTATCTAAAAAGCAAAAAAGAATATGAGGATAAGATTTCTAACTTTAAAGGCGATGATGATTCTAAACAGGCGTTAGAGAAGTATAAAGTTGACTATGATAAGTTACTACAAAAATATGCAGATTATGACGCTTTAAGAGAGAAGGCAACAAAATATGACCCCTTAGAGAGTGAGTATAATACGATGAAAAGGGAAACGGCTTTCGCTATTTCAAAACCTAACTTTCCACCCGAAGCCAACAAATACGAAGTTGACGCAAAGTTTAAAGAGGTTAAAGATAGAATATCGGAGGCTTATAATATTGAACTTATAAATGGCGAGGCTTTCGCTATTGACAAAGAAAATATACATAAAAGAGCTAAGCTATCAGACCTTATAAATAAAGATGAAAATATTATATCTTTGTTGAAGGGAAGACAGCAAACAGGTGTGAACTCAAATGTGGCAACAAAAGAGATAAAAGGCGTACCTTTTAAAGTCCCCGAAGGCATAAATTCAGCAGAAAGGTCAACGATGATAAGAGAATATATTATATCGCAAGGCATTTCTTTTCAAAGTGATGAATATTCAGCATTATTTGCTTCAATAAACAAAGCTTACTTAAATGGATAGCGAAAGAACGCTCAAAAAAAACAAATTATTAACAATTAAAACAAACAATTATGAGTTACATTAATGCATCAATATTAAATGATGTCCTAGTGAGAGAGGGAACAAATGAAAAACGCTTCCAAAAACTAGGTCTTGTAGATGCGGCTAAAGATTCAACACAATTTGTTGATTATATCTTGCCCTCTACAAAAGCACTTTTTAGCAATGCTAGTTCATTGCAACAAACTAAAATACCTGTATTGGTAGACCAAACCGTTGAGGTAAGAACAGAGGCTAGTTTTAACGTGCCTTCTAACCTACCTACTTCTGCTAATTATGGCTTTGTATGCTATAATATCTTTAGCGGATTTAGACATTACGCCTCTAACTTTGCTTCTAACCAATTAGATTCTGACTATGTTAGAGCGCAAGTTCTTAAAAACGTTCTTTATTCAATGGCTAAAACTAAAGAATCTATCATAGCCGCTGTGCTTGAAGAAAGAAAAACCCAAAAATTAGGTTTTACTACCCAAGTATCGCAAGGTAATGGTACTTTTACTTTTGATGAAGCTGTTGATACTTTAAAAATCAGCAAAGCTGCTCAAAAGGAAACTATGTTTTATAACTTGTCTGCCTTAATGGATTCTAATGATTTGCTAGGCGGAAAAAGAATTATCACTTCTCTAGGTGGTTTAACTGTACAACGTACAGAGGCTATCAAAAACGGTGCTAACAACGCTTCTAATGTGCAAGGTTTAGGTTTCTTACCCGAAGATAGACTTTATGAATCAGGAATGTTGTCAGCAGGTTCTGACATATTCAATGGTTGGTTAATCAGAGATGGCGATATTGGTATTTACTCTAACTTCCCTTATGAGTTCTCAAAAGGAACAAAAATCGGAGCTAAAGAGTTTGCTATTTCAGACGTTGAAGTGCCTTTCTTAAATTCAAGAGTTAATATTTATACCAATGCAGATGCAACCGATTCTACGGCTCTTATCTCTGCAGGTAAAGATAGTCATAGTGTTATGGCTTCTTTTGAAGAAATGGCTATCTTAGATAGATTCTATGTGGTTTATAGATATAACAGTGATTTATCTACAAGACCTAACGGTATCGTAAAATTATCAGGTCTAACAGTTTAAAAATAATATATTATGTACACAAAAACAAATAGTGATGGTGGTCTAGTACCTGCCTTTGGTGGCGGTAACTTAGCCGATTTAGAAATTCTAACAGCAGATAAAACTTTACAAAGTTATGATAGCGGTAAAACATTTTTGCTAAAGGCGGCTGCTGGCAAAACAGTATTGTTGCCTGCTTTGACAAAAGGCTTTAATGCTAAATTTATCATAGGAGCAGCTTTTGCTACAAGCAATTGGGTTTTAACAAATCCTAGTGCTGTAATACAAGGTTCTGTTATCGTAAATGGTGCTAACGTGGCAGTTGCAAACAAGACAAATATAAATTTTGTCAATACCGCAGATTCCTTAGGGGATTGGGTTAGCATTGTATGTGATGGAACAAACGTATATGTTTCAGGTAATGCTATCATTGCAGGTGCTGTTACCGTTTCTTAGTCATAACATTTAAAAATTAAAGATTATGATATTAGGTATTGCAGAGGATTATACTAATGTAGAGGTATTAGATAAAGAATTGACATCTATACCACAAAGTGGTTTATATATAAATGGAGGTTCGCATCCCCTTATCACTATAAATAACCTTTTGCAGTTCTTGCCTAATTTAGATATGATATTTAACGATTGGAATATAGCCAAAAACTATAATATTTACAGCGAAAGCCGTAATATTGACGATATCGTTATGTATGATAACAAATTATATCAATCTTTAATCGCTAATGTAGGCAAACAACCCGATATAGAGGCTACTTACTGGATTGAAACAAATGTAAATTCGTTAAGATTAAAATCTTTTATATTTAATGTAATAGACAAGGTCATTTCTGATTTAAAGTTGACAAAAAGCCTAGTAAATAACCAATATATATATGAAGTTGGCGAGGATACAATTACTTTGCCAAATGATTATGCAGGTTGGGTGTTTGAGCCAAAGGGAAGTGATTACACTTCTATAAGAATAAACGAGATATCGTTTCAAAAAGAATCTATTACTCCCGTTAATCTTTATGTTATTAATCAAGGGGTTTTAGTAACAACACTCCAAATAACACCCTCTAATGGTATCGTTGAGTTTAAAAAACTTGATTATACCTTTAAAGGTAAAGGACGTTGGATATTTGCGATAGACTCTACTGATGTTAAAGTCAACAACTATAATATAGACCCTTTAAAATATAAAGGTTTTGTAGCTTATACCGCTAGTGGGATAGGAGTAACACCAAATGGTGCGCAATATTCTTATAATACTAGCGGTAATGGTTTAGGTTTTAACATTTCGGTTTTCTTAGATAGCTCTAGTTATATTTTAAATAACCTTAGTGAGTTTGGTAGTTTTATAAAAGCCACTTTTGAATATATGGCTTTTCAAATGTTTCTTTATAACAGCAACAACCAAATAAATTCATCACAAAGGACTATTGCAAATATAGACTTGCTATCGGCAGAGGTTATGAACACTAAAGCGGACACTTCGGTAACAAGATACTTGCGTGAGAAAAGCATAGCATTAAAAAAGGTATCTAAAACATTTGATAGTTCAGTAACATCAAGTGATTATAGCGCTAAAATAGGAACGTTTTGATATACTTAAAAGATAATACTAGCGGTGTAGATACACAGATACAACTGATACAAAAATATTTATATAATAAACTTGTATCAATGTATAACTGTGAAATACATGGCTATGGCAGGGTATATAAAGACGGGAATAAAAGCGTTTCTAAGCCTATTGCTTATATAGGTAACGGTCGATACAAAGAGTTGCTATTTGATAGTAAAATCAAGGGTTTGCACTTTTTCTTTATTGTAAATGATGAATCAATATCGGTAAAGAACAGTAACCTTTCAAATTATCAAGTAGAACTTATTATATTTGTGAATGATATTACTAAAATAAAACAAGGGGCTATTCATTACGCTGATGAGGAAATAAAAGAGGATATAAAAAATATAGTATCTCCTTATTTACGTCCTGATACAGTTGTAAAAGGAGAAAAGGCATTAGAGGGATTTGATATTAGCAAATTGCAATTTATATATCCTTTTTTTGTATTTAAAATAAAATCAAAATTAAATAACATTTAAAAAAACAAAATATTATGAGTAATTACAGTGAAATTAGCATCCCTAACCAAGAGTTGCTAGCAACAGGCGTAGGTGGAAATATGCCAGAAAACACAGGTGCAATAATCAAAATGTTTCTTTGCGAAAGTTCTTTTACAGGAACTCCCGCTGATATGAAAACACGCTCGTTTATCGAGGCTGGTATTGTAGCAGGTACTGTACACCCTTTTCCTATGCTTCAAGAAATTAACCCACAGAATGTAGCCGCAGCTTATAAAGAAGCAGGTTCAGGAACATCTTACAAGATGAAAGGCGAGGTAAGAAAAACAGAATATGAATTTATTGGCAACATCATCCAACATTCTGCCATAAAATCTTATGCTGATAGAAGTTGGAATATCCTATATTATACCAATAAAGGGTATTTAATTGGACATACTAAAAGCGTATCATCTGCTGGAGTTGTAACTGCCGAAGGTCTTAAAGCCGCTAGAGTATATGTAAATGCTTATTCTACCTCTACTTTTGCAGACCCTTCATCTACAAAAGTTATCATTGAGGATAATAACGTTGATGACTTAGATAAAGAGTTCTTTATCGTGCAACCTGATTATGATATGACTGAATTGCAAAGCCCTGTACAAGTTGATTTAATAGTAACGCAAGCCACACAAGCAGCTGGCACGCTAACCGTTAAATTCAAATTGCAAGAAAGAGGTAGCAATGCAAATGTATCAGGTGCGTTGTTGCCAAACTTTAAGGCTGAGAATACATCAGGTGTTGCCATTACGCTTACAAGTATAACAGAATCAGCGAATGTATATACCGCTGTGGCTACCAATACAGCTACCGCAGGTTCGATATCTACAAATGGTGTTATTACCGTTGCTACTTATCTATACAAATCTGCTAAATCTAACTTTGTAACGGCATAATGCGCTTTACATTAGGAGGATTAACTATTGAGTTTAAAGAGGGGTTTATGCCTAAATCCCTCTCTAAATTCCTCAAAGACTACGAAGAAGTAGGCACAAAAGACGAGTTAACAGATATGTTTAATAAACTAAATGGCAACATTACGGGAAATATCGGAGAGGCTAAAACTACTAAGCGCAAACGAGGTAGTAAATAGGTTATTTAAGATATTAAAAGATAACGAAACTCATTTTATTGAAGCCCAAAAACTACAATGGGATAATAATATTGATAGAGAAGGGTTCAAGTTTCCAAACTATGACCGCACGACTGAAAAGAAATGGCGATATTCTGACCCACCTTCTTCTGAAAACTTTAGCTATAAAGTAACTACTAACAGTTATAACCTAAAGTGGTCTAATGACCTTGTAAACAACCTATTTTTAAATGTATCCGAAAGTGAAGCAGATGTTGATTCTAAAATGAAAGAAGATGAGCTTGAAAAAAGAGCGTTTTTAGAAAGTATAAAAGCACTAGGGCTAACTAAAGAGAATCTAGGTTTTATAATACAAACTTATATACTTCCTCAATTTAACAAGCAGGTTAAAGAAACATTAGGTTTATGAGATATACTATTGAAACAATTCCTATGGTGTTGTTATCAAAAATAATGGAAACTAATGACTTTAGTTTGCTATCAGATGAGAATCTAAAAGAAAGTGAGCTTATAGATATTTACAACACTATTAGAAGCGATTATATAAAATATGAGGATAGCCCTATAAACAAAAAAGTAGATGAGTTAAAAAGGCAGATACAAAAAGAGGAAAACAGGTATAACATTGTTTATTTAGCCCTAGAGGCTTTGTCGCTTGGCAAAAATGAGTTACTTATAAAAAGCTTACAGCAATATGGATATCACTTTAACGGAGATTTTGAAACAGATTTAGAATTAGCAAAAAAGCAAAGTGTAAACATATTAAATAAAATTGAGCGTTTAAAAAATGAAATGAAAGAGCTTTTAAAGGTAGATGACAGCGATAACGTAAATATATATGAATCTATTGTAAACATATCAGTAGGGTTAGAAATGCCCTTAAATTGTAATAGTTTAACGGCAATAGAGTTTATATTTTATAAAAAAGCATTAAAGGCTAAAGTCAAAGCATTAACAAAATAAGCTATGAAACATAATAATATTAAAAACCTAGATATGAGTGTTTATGATTTATTATACGATAAAGATATTAAAAAAATAAACAGTACCTTTAAAAAGTTAAAAAAGACAACAAAAAAAGCTAGGAGAAGGGATGAAGATAGGGATTACTAACTTAAAATAATACAATTATGGCAGATGGACAAATAACGAAAGATAGTTTAGTTGCTAGTGATGCTACTGCAGTCTATACTGAATTATCTAAAAATGCAGTAACTGCTATTGATATAATAATTAAGAAATTAGGAGAGTTATCGGCAGCGCAAGGGCGTGTATCGCAATCTGATGAAGCTAGATTAGCCTCACAATTAGCAATTAATCAAGCGTTAAAAGAGGGGCAAGAAAAGCTAGATACCTATAAACTTACTTTAGATAAGCTAACAGAGGCTAAAAAAAGAAAAGATACTGCTGACAAACAAGAATTAGTTGGTTTGCAAAAATTACAAAAAGTAACAAAAGAAGCTGATGATGCTGTTAAAAGTACTATTATCACAGATAATAAAAAAACAGAGGCTACCAATAAATCAATAGAGGTTACCAATAAATCAATACAGGCTACAAAAAATCTTAAAACACAAATAATAAGTCTAAATAGTGAAACAGCTAAACTAAACAGTGCTATAAGTTTACAAAAACAACATATTGCAGAATTAACTTTAACAAAAGGTAAAAATAACGAAGAAACAAAAATAGCTATTGAAAATCTAAAATCATTATTAAAAATAAGTAATGATGTTAATACATCTACTAAATTAAAAGCAGATGCAGTAAGCAAAGGAACAAAAGTAATACAAACTGATTATAGCGAAACCGCTAAGTTAACTTCGGCAATAAGTTTACAGAAACAGCGTGTTAAAGAATTGACTTTAACAAAAGGAAGTGATAATGAAGAAACTAAAAAAGCCGTAAATGAACTTAACTCATTACTTAAAGTCAATAAGGAATTAAATACATCTACAAAATTAAAGGCAGAAGCGATACAAAAAAGTACTAGAGCTATACAAACTGATTATAGCGAAACTACTAAATTGAGTAATGCTATAAGCCTACAAAAACAAAAGGTAAGTGAGCTAACACTAGCTAGAAAGAAAAATGACCCTGAATTAAGAAAAGCTATTGCTCATTTAAGAGAGTTGCAAAATACCCAAAAAGGCGTTAATCAAAATACAAGTCAATCAACCTCCTCAACTAATAGTTTTGGAGCGTCTTTAAAAAACTTGTTAAAATCAGTTATTGCCTTTATAGGAATAAGAATGTTTTTCCAATTTATAAAAGATACTTTTGAATTAACAAAAAAATTAGATTCTTTAAAATTCTCAATGTCTGCAATACTTAAAAGCAATGAGGACATTTCTAAAAGTACATCGTTTTTAAATAGAATCACAGAGGCTTATGGCGCTTCTATTGTTAAGACTACCGAGAGTTATATTAGATTTGTAGCGGCTGCACAGCAATCTAAAGTGCCGCTAAGAGATGCGCAAAAGATATTTGAAACCTTTACAAAGGTATCAGGTGTTTTAAGTTTAAATTCACAATCGCTAAGCGAGATATTTTTAGCCTTAGAGCAAATGTTGTCGAAAGGTAAAATCACAACAGAGGAATTGCGTAGGCAGTTGGGGGAAAAACTTCCGGGTGCATTTGGTATTATGGCAACTACTTTAGGTGTTTCTACAACAGCACTCGATAAGATGTTAAGAAAAGGCGAGGTTTTATCAGGAGAGGTACTACCTAAATTTGCAGAACAGGTAGAAATAGCTTTTGGGTTAAATAGCGTAGATAGAATAAATACATTACAGGCATCTGCAACAAGACTTAGCAATGCTTGGGTAGAAGTATTTAATGAATTTAAAAACGGTACTGGCTTAGTAAGTAAACTATCGGCAGTTATTGACTTTTTAACAAGAAACTTAAAAACATCAATAGAATTAGTGGTTATAGGAGCAGTAGCTTTTGTAAGCTTTAAAACTGCCGTAGCAATAGCAACCGTTGGAATGAACGGATTTAGAACAGCCGTAAAGATAGCCAAAGGAGAAATGGTTGCTTTTAGTGTTGCTTTAAAAGCTAATATATTTGGTGCGGTGTTAGTTGCTATTGAATTGTTAGCATCACTATTTTATAGCCTAAAAGAGAGTACAAGCTTAACGACACAAGAATTAAAAGAAGCTAGTGATGCTTTTGCTGAAAATGCTAGTAAGACTAAAGATTCTATAAATAGAACAAATGAATTGATAGACACTTATGACAACCTATCAAAAAAGGTAGGCGAAAATTATACAGCGCAGGTGCTTATCAATAAGCAAATACAAGATAATAACAAATATATAGAAATACTAAATAAAAAGATTAAAGACGGTGCTGATGTAAATGGGGAATATGCAGAAAAGCTAAGACTTACTAAAAACGAAAACATAGAGTTAGCAGAAAAAACGTCTTTATATAAAGACGAGCAAATACAACTAAATACTATCACTAGAACGCTATCAAAAACTTTTCCATTGGCTAAAAAAGAAGTAAATGACTATGGAGATGCTGTTATTGTTGCTACTGATGAATTAAGAAAGTTTAATTTAGAAAAAGAAAAAGAACTAGCACTATCATTAAAGGTAAATAATGATAAAATATATAAAGATTTAGAAACTCTTAGGAAAAAAGACTATGAGTTATATAAAGATTATATTAAAAAGAAAAAAGAACTTGAAGCACCTGTAACAGGTCAAGCGTT